CATATCTTGGCTTTCTAAGGTAGTAGCCACACCCTGCAAAGCAATAATCTCAGCAGCAGCCAAAGCCTTGTCTCCACAGTACACCCCAATTTGGCGAAGTCTACCTGAAGCAAAGTTTTGCATTGCTTTTATCTCCACGAAATCATACGCTGCGGTTGGAGTTTTAAATAACCCAACATATAAGCTAATTCCAGGATTAACTCTAAAAGCTTCACTTAAATGATAATGCAACACTTTGTGAATCCATTTTGCAGAGTCTTTCTTTATCCCAAGTTTTTCAGCAGTTTCTATTGTTGAAACAGCAATAATTCTGTTGCTAACTGAAAAGCCAGTAACCCCAGCATCTGCCGTTGGCAAATCTGCATCTGCTATATACGCAAGCAACCCCGATATATGATCCTCACCAGGAAGAGTCTTCGGTACTCCACCTTGACCTCTTATAATTTCAAAACTATTCATATTTTATCTTTTATTAAAAATGGAGTGCCAAAGGCTGAGTTGCCACTTATCTTCTGCTCACTCGTTCTTGCCTCAGGCTACTCCAATTATAAATTATTTATTTATAATCCTAACCGGCTACGCCCCGGCTACTCCAATTATACCAAGAACACCCTTACCATCTTCTCGTCTTGCACGTCCACCTACTCTAAGCAAGAATGAATATACATCACCGTACAATGTTGGATTACCCTTATCTTCAAACATCTCCTTATTCCCTAAAGCACGGCTTACGCATGTGTCGCTCCAGAATAATCCAGCCACACAAGCAGTTGTTGCAGCACTCTTCTCTCCCAGCTCAATCGAAATATAATCCTCAGGTGTGTATAGCTTGTCTGTTCCTCCTGTCCACTCATAATAATTTGTACCAGTAACAGCACTTAAAGGCACGCCTGTTTCAGCTAAAAAGACAGAGTTTCTCTCAAATATTTCAAAACCCTCTAATTTTTGCAATTGACCTGTAGTTGGATTATAAACTATAGTCAAATTATCTGAAGAATGAGATTTAACATCATCACATAATTGCTTATACTGGTCACTATCTAACATAACATATCTGCCTGATTTTGCAATACCCCACTTGTTAAATATTGTTTTAGCAGCAACAAAATCACTATAAGTTACACCTGTTCTTGTTCCTGTTCCCCACACCTTATTACCTGCAGCTGCAGTACCTGTTGCTTTGATGTAAAACTTAGGCTTCCAGTTATAAATCATTGCTTCAGCTGCTAACTGGTCAATGCTTCTTTGGTCCTCAAGCATGCAGGATTGTCTCTTATCGTAAGATAATTCTACCTCGTCAATATTAGGAATAAACCTTGGATCAGTTGTTATCTCGTCCAATGCATAAGTTATATCTGTATCAGTTCTTCTTGTGATAGTAGCTGGCAACAGCTTTCTGTTCCTCTGTGCCTTGCTTGCGGCTCCTGCTTGTGGAATATGCACAACACTTCCTCCAACTACATACATTGACTCGTCAATAGACTTAAGCATAAATTCGTTGTTCTTCCATAGGTTCTCAACGATTTCCTTTGTCCAGATTTCCGGCGTTATCGCCATTCTGAAACCTGATACACTTGGAGCACCTAAGGAACTCAATCCCATTGCCACTATGCCTGCACCTGCTCCAAATGCAGCACCAATTCCAGTTGCGAACAACACCGCAACCATTAAACTAAAAATCAAACTAATTTTCTTCACTTTTTCTATCTCCTATTTTAAATTAATAACTAATCTAATTGAAGTGCTGCTGCAATCGCAACAAACTTTACTCCGTTGTACACAAAATGCTGTGCAAATGTTTTGCTAGCTACCCCAGTAATTCCCCCGCCAAGAAAACCTGTGCCCATCGTCACATCTCTTGCTGTTGTGTCGCTCTTTGCAACAACTGTAAGCTCAGCACCAAGCTCAACATCATCACCAATGGTTAGATTTACAGTAGACGCTCCAGTAAGCTTACCTAAATCTAAAATTGTTTTTTGCCTTTTGATTGTTACCGCTTGAGTTGCTGAAAACGTTGGCTCTTGTTTTTCCACTGTAGGAAAAACCACTTCTACTTTCTTATCACTATCTTCCGTGATATTTGGAGCTTTAAAATTATAGCTCGCATTATTGTTCATATTAATATGACTCATATACTTTCCTCCTCTATTTTAATTCCTTACCAAATTTTGCTTGATACAATTTTTTGAATGTATCAATATCTTCATTCTTTAGCCTAATAAGAGTTCCAGCCTTGTCCATCTTGTCCCACTGTTCTGCAGTAAGCTCAATTGACTGTTGCTTGCCCCCAATGTTAATAGCTCCTGCAACATCAGCCACAGGTTTAATGTCTGCCAAAACAGTCTCCAAAGCCTCAATGCCAGAATTTTTACCTAAGTTTAGATAGATTTCTCTTTTGTCTGCGGTAAATTTTTTGTCTGCTATTGCTTTGTCAACCAATTTAGCGATAGATTTTTCTTTGTCTTCCTTGAGTTTAGCCTCAAGCTCATCAGCCTTAGCAGCCTTAGCCTTCAACTCCTCAATGCTTGCCAATACAACGCTCTCCTCTGTATCATCCTTCAGGTTAAGAGCCTTAAATACATCTTTCATTTTCTTATCTTCTTTGTTTTCGTTTATACTTATAGCGGGGAAAAAATTACCAGCCCCACTTTTTAATTCAATAACCTTGTCGTTCTCATCGTATAATCTAAGAGCGTCGTCGTTGCTTCCAAGGTCGCAACAGCTAACCTCTCTTAGCTTGCTCTTAGTAAGAGTTGAGTTAGTTTGTCCTGGCAACAGAACAGTTCCATCGTCGCTCCACTCCACACATCTCAATCCTGGCGACACCATTCTCATTGTACCCTCTTCGTATAGCTTTTCAATCTCCTTAGCAAATGGATTAGATTCCGAAAACTTTAGTTCTCCTACTAAATTATCCCCCTCAAAAGCAATGTTTTCAACAATCCCAAGCACTGGATTCTTGCCGCCAAGATAATTAATCTCATCAGCTCTCATATGCATATATAATAGTATAGGATTTCTCTTGTATTGAGTTATATCAATACCCGAGGTAAGAACTCTACCTCCGTATGAATTCAAATTGCTATTACTTATAATTACTTTAATACCCATCTTTAATTAATAGTTTTTTATCTGCGAATCAGTTGCAATATTACAACAGTCTTGTTTTAAAATCCTGAAAAGTATGCATGGTGCGTACTTTTATATGCACCATGCATACTTTTCTAAAAAAAAAAGCCTCTCGAGACTACTTTTGCATAATTATATATTCAATCATTATGGCAGGCAATAAAGGAATTCAGAATAAAAAAGACATTGCAAGGCAATTATTCGTTAAAGGAGATTTTACTCAAATCGAAATTGCGGAGAAAGTAGGTGTTTCAAAGGTAACCATCAATAAATGGATCAAAGGAGAGAACTGGGATAAAGAAAAGGTTTCAATTTCAGCCACTCGCCAGGAGCAGCTAAAACGATTATACGACCAACTTGCAGAGATTAATAAGTTCATAGCAGACAAACCTGAAGGGACTCGCTTTGCCTCTCCTGCAGAAGCTGACTCAATGAATAAGATTGCTAAAGCCATTGAGAAGCTTGAAAAAGAAACATCTTTATCAGATGTTATAACTGTAATTACTGATATCCTTGAATGGATCAGACCACAAGACCTACAAAAAACCAAAGAACTTTCCGGCATATTCGACTTATTCATTAAATCGAAATTACAATAATGAAGCCAGGAGAAAGACAATCATTTCTCTATTGGGAGAAGTATAGAAAGAACCTATTATCCGACACCTATGTTGAGCGTCGTGATTCTGTATCGCTTCAAAAACACAAAGAGTATCTTGAAGCTCACCCAATAGAGTGGTGTAAATTCTTTTTCCCTAAGTTTGCCAAAGCAGAGTTTGCTCCATTTCATATTAAGTTTTTAAACAGGATTCTTAATAATGCCGAGTGGTATGAAGTAATATCATGGAGTAGAGAGTTGGCAAAATCCACATTGGTAATGTTTGCTATAATGTACCTTGCTCTTACAGGCAAAAAAAGGAATATAATTTTAGCAAGTAATTCTTGGGATAATGCTGCAAGACTTCTTGAACCTTACAGGGCAAATCTTGATTCTAATCCAAGAATAAAAGCATACTATGGCAATCAAAAAAATCTTGGAGCGTGGGAACAGGGTGAATTTACAACCCTTTCAGGAGTAGCCTTTAGAGCCTTAGGAGCAGGGCAATCACCCCGTGGATCCAGGAACGACGAAATAAGACCTGATACGCTTCTTTGTGATGACTTTGACACAGATGAATCAACTCGTAATCCTGAGACAGTAAAAAAGAATTGGGAATGGTTTGAACAGGCTCTTTATCCTACACGTTCCATTTCTGAACCTTTATTGACAGTTTGGTGTGGTAATATTATAGCTAAAGATTGCTGTATTACTCGTGCTGGAGCTTTAGCAGATCATTGGGATATAATTAATATCAGAGATAAGAATGGCAAATCTTCTTGGGCAGCAAAAAACACCGAGGAACATATTGACAGAGTATTATCTAAAATATCTCTCCGTTCTGCTCAACAAGAGTATTTCAATAATCCTGTTGTTGAAGGAACAATATTCAAGGAAATAACATGGGGAAAATGCCCTCGTCCAAATACTATTCCTTATATAATTGTATATGGCGACCCGTCCACCTCTAATAAAGACAAGGCGACCAAAACAAAGGGAGTATCTTACAAAGCTGTATTAGCTGTGGGTTATGCAAATAATACATATTATATATATAAGGCATTTGTCGACCAAACTTCTAATTCTAATTTTGTCGACTGGTACTACAGCCTTAATGAGCTATACAGTGGAAGAACCCAAGTATATAACTATATTGAGAATAACACCCTGCAGGACCCATTCTATGAACAGGTATTTGTACCTCTCTTTAGAAAGAGAGGAGAGGAAAAAGGACATCTACCAATAAGTGGAGATGACAGAAAGAAGCCGGATAAGTTCGCTCGTATCGAGGGTAACCTCGAACCTCTTAATCGTAATGGGCAAATAATATTTAATGAAGCAGAAAAGGACAACCCAAATATGCAGAGGTTAGTAGAACAATTACTTAATATCAATCCACGACTATCCTTCCCTGCCGATGGTGTCGACTGTCTCGAAGGAGCTGTCGTAAAAATTAATGAGAAAATTAAATCAAACTCTACCAGCTCTTATACTGTTGGCAGGAGACCAAAAAATACTAAACGAATATGATTAAGATTATTATTAGATTCTGGAATTTTATCAGAGTAAAGAACGCTATCATTTATGCTAACGAAATGCATAAACTAACCAAAAAGCGATACTACGTATTGCAGATAGGTGGTAAAATTAGAGTATTAACCAAAACACAAATTGACTACTTAGTAGCTAAGAAGGTGCTTCGTAAGTCAATGCAAGAATATCCAGTGCTCGCAAAAATGTGTTTATACCATACAATATAACTATGTATCTCGACTATTCAGATCTAACAAAAGGGGCTTACGAAGAAACTCTCAGAGTTCTTCAAAGAGAGGAGGCAAATTCAGAGCAAGCTATTGCTGATGCAATTGGAGAAATAAAGCCATATCTATCTTCAATATATGACATGGACAAAGAGTTTTCTCTGGTAGGTGAGCAAAGGAATAAGCTAATATTGAAGTTCACAAGAGATATAGCTATTTACAATATATATTGCATATCACATCCAAGCAGCATGAATGAAACCAGGAGACTTAAATACGAAGATGCAATTTCGTTTTTGCAAAAAGCCTCTCAACAAAAAGTAATCATTAACGACCTCCCTCGACTTGCAGAACCAATAACTGGTGGCAATTATTCTATAAGTGGAGGGGGAAGAACCAGACGTTCGAATCATTATTAATAAAAGACTATGAGCACAGCAACGATTAAGAAGGGAGATAATAATAAGAAAATCAATCTAACCAACATTAATATAATGTCGGTTAACAGAAGAACTCAAGATGTTGCCTCCTGGCGTAATGCACTAAAAGCCTTTGAGAGTACTCTCAATCCTAATAGAACATTATTATATGACCTATTAGATGACGTTCTATTAGATGGTCAGATAGAAGCCACATGGGGAAAACGTCAAGACCAGATTCTTAACAAGGATTTGCTCTTTGTAAAAGATGGTAAAGATGACGAGGAGATTAATAAGATACTTAATTCTCCGGACATGAGAGGAATAGTCAAAGAGATTCATAACTCCATAGCATGGGGTTATTCGCTTATTCAAATAAACTCTATCACTTGGGATGAAGACCAAGAGCAATACAGAATAGATTATGAATTAATCCCTCGTAAACATGTTCACCCAGAGAGAGAATTTGAATGCGTAAGTATTAATCAAGGAGTTCTTACTCGTGACTTCCTATACAAAGAAAAGCCACTTTCTGACTATATGATTTGGGCAGGAGAACCGGCAGATAAAGGTCTATTGTTTAAGGCTGCTCAATATGTAATATATAAAAGAGGAGGCTTTGGCGACTGGGCTCAGTTTGCTGAAATGTTTGGAATGCCATTCAGAGAGGTAACTTACGATGATTACGACGATGCCACACGAGTTAAACTTGAGCAACAACTCCAAGATTGGGGTGGATTCTCATATCTACTTCACCCAAAAGGTAGCGAGCTAAAGCTTCACGAATCATCCTCAGGCAGTGGATCAACAGTATTCAAAGAACTTCACGATACCTGCGATGCTGCAATATCTAAGACTATTCTGGGCAATACACTTACAACCGAGCAGGGCAATAAGGGAACTCAAGCCCTGGGTATTGTTCACCAGGATGCAGAAAATGAAAAACACCTTAGCGACGCTAAGCTTGTTTTAGGCATACTTAATACACAGTTTAAAGCCTTATTAAAACGCTTTGGGTTTGACACAAAAGGAGGCTCCATTTGGTTTGCAACCCCAGAGAAAGATTGGAATGCATTACAGACTAAATGGAATGTAATCTATGGCATTGCAAGCATGATACCTGTCGAAGATGATTATATATACGAAGAATTTGACATCCCAAAGCCAAAGGATTATAATGCTATAAAAAAAGAGAAAAATCAAAATCTTAAGGAGGACGACAGTTTTTTCGACTTTCCCCCTTTAGACTAAAGGGGGTTAATCTTGAAGATAACGATATTCCTTCTAAAGCAGAACTTGCCGAGCAATATACAGAAAGCTTTACTAAAGGAGTAAAACAAGTATTCAACGCCAATATAGGAGATAAGAACTTCGACCTACAACATCGCCTGCAGGCAAATGTTACTAAATTCGCTTATTGCAAAGCTTCAGAAGCGGAGAAGATGATTGCTAAAACAGATAACTTCGCTAAAAAGCAACATATAGTAAAAAAACTTGACCTATACCAAAAAACAGAACGCAACACTACCATTGCAAGAGCTCGTTCTGCGAAGCAATACAATACTTTTTTACAAGAGAAAGACCTTTATCCGAACATCAAGTGGATTCCTTCTCGTTCTGCTGATCCTCGAGAAGCACATCGCTTGTTCTACGGGAAAGTCCTACCAGCTGACCATCCATTTTGGCAAGAGAACTTCCCTGGCAACCTATGGAATTGCAAGTGTGACTGGACTCATACCGATGAACCTGTTACTTCTTTTCCTCAAGCCAATGTAAAACCACACTCAGGACTTGAGGGCAATCCAGCCCTTACAGGTGAGATATTCTCAGAGAAAACAACCTGGTTCAAAAAGGCAGGCAAAGAAGGGATTTGGCAGGCAGAGAAAGAGATAAGAAGCCACTATACTAAAATAGCAAAACAACGACTAAAAAACAAGACTGTTAAGCAAACAATTTTAGAAAATGGTGCTGAAAAATCTATTAAAATTGGGTTTAACAACGAGGGAATAAAACATATCGCTGGCGATTTCTTTGACGACTATACTTTCAAAAATTTACTTCTACCTTATTTAGACGAAGTTATGGAACAAGGAATATATTCACACATTAAACCAGATAAACATAACAATCCAATGATCGCAAGATATCATTACTGGGAAATAAAGTTTAGTGAAAAAGTGTGGTTGCTTAATGTTCGAGAGCATATAGATGGAACATATTGGCTGTATGCTATCTCAGAAAAATAGAATGAGAAAATTACTCATCACAAAAGGTTTATTTAGTCCTCTGCTGTAAAACTCTCTCATTCTATTTGCAAAGATACAACATAAAACACAAAAAGTCAAGTAAAAAATAAAAAAATGAACCCTGACCAATTTAAAAAGCATTTAAATGCTGTTCAAATACAGATTAAAACCTTTGCGAAAAAGGATGCTCCACGCATAGCTGGCAAGGTGGCAATAGACCACTTTAAGGAGAATTTTCAAAACGAAGCTTTTGAAAAAAAGAAATGGAAAGAAGTTAAACGAAGAAAAAGCAAATACACTAAAGGAGCTAAGAAAATAAGAAAAATCCTTACAGGCGACACAGGCGACCTTGGTCGTTCAATAGAAAATGCAAAATACACCAACAACACAGCCACCATCACATCCGACCTGCCTTATTCTGCAGTTCATAACGAGGGGCTTCGAGCAGGTAGAGGTAGAGGGTTCAGAATGCCTAAACGTCAATTTATGGCTCACAGTTCTAAGCTTGCAGAAAAAACAGAAAAAGAGATAATAAAGAAATTAGATAACATAATTCACAAAACAAAATGAAACAGATATTCTTGGACATAAGAGATATAATCTTAGACATTAAAGACTCTAACCACAACCAAATAATTAAGTATTTTGACCTTTGGAACCGTCAACTTGAGTTCCTCGCAGAGGATTCTCCAGCCGACTACCCTGCTGTATATGTCGAATTACTACCTATTCAATGGGAAGATCTATCACATGGCATTCAGCAAGGAGAATTAGAATTCAAACTTCATATTGTAACCCCATGGTTCGGACAAACCTATTCAAATGCACCTGCTGAAGTAAGCTCGGAACAATTAGATTACTTAAATCTGCCTACAATTATCTTCAAGACCTTACAAACAGCAACAATAACCAACTGTAACTCCATCACCAGAACAGCGACAGAGTTCGACCACAACCATGAAAAACTTATCGAAACCATAGAAAGTTACAAATGCCTTACCATCGACTCCAGTGCATACCAACACCCTGCAATACTTAACCTAATCCCCGAAACCACTATAGAATAAAAAAAAGCGAGGCTTCAACCTCGCTTTCGTTTTTTTAAATATATCCTTTTTCTTGACAGTATCGCTTAAACTCATTAAGCAATCTACTATCTAAGATAAAGAAATAAGCTTGATTCTTACAATCTCTCTCTACAAAAAAATCATTAATAATTTTTTCCTTATCCCATTTCATCATAGAGTCAAACTCTTTTTTTCTATCGTTCTCTACCACATAACACATTACCTGCCTCCTTTCAACTCTAAAGCCTTATTGCTAAACTCCATGCTCAACTGCCTTACTTGGCTCATGCTGTGCAACAACTCAAAGAACTTGGGAGTAATAAAATTCCTGTTCATAAGCTTAACAAAACCACTCGGATATAGTTTCTTTCTCTTAGCCACCTGTCCACTTCTTTTCGAATAGCCTAAAGCCTGCAATGCAAAAGTATAAGGATACAACGCTTGACCCTCAAACACAATAGGCTTCACTCCATACATTTCTTTAGCACAAACAGAATAAGAGCCTGTTCTTCTAATTGAAGGAATGACTTCATTACATATCCAATCTTCAAACTTTCGAGCATTTGGCAAAGTTGACCTAAGAATTAATCTATACAAATTACCCTCATCAATAAACTTGACATCGTTATATTGCCATTTATCTTTACCATACTTGTCAAGTTGTTTATTTGTAGGTAGTTTAACATTTGTTACTCCAATACTACCACCCCTGTCTCTATTTCCGACGGGGTGTGATTTACAATGCATTAAAATTGCATCTCTTGGATTAACGTAACCTAATACTCTGCATACATCATTAGCACAAAACCATACGTTACCATTAATTTCTTTTACTCTGACTTGAGTATTTGCGAAGGCGAAAATATCCGCCTGCTCCTTTAGAGACTGAGCTTGTCTGTTGTTTACGTTTGTCATTTTTTTGTTGATTTTTTGACTTGTGGAATAAAAAAAACGGCATTCCACGTCCCGTTGTCAAAACCATCAACAGAGGTTTAATATTACCATTACAATAATATTACGGGGTTAGAATACCGCTATATGTTGTTTTAGTTAGGGCATAAAAAAAGCCCTACCGCAACGTATAAGGCAGAAATTCTACCTCTGTTAAATAGTTTTGACGTTGCAAATATATAAATAATTTTCATTCTACAAATCTTTTTTTCTTTTTTCTTCTAACTCTGCAATTCGAGCATTTAACGCTGGTTCTTCGATGATTCGCCTAAATTGGCTGTAAGACATTGGATAAATAGGATAGATATGATTATAAAACACTCTAATCAGAATAGTCTCTCCTGGCTCGTGATATTGCTTTGCCATATCCTGAATTTTCTTGTAATATCTCAACTTGTGAAGTTGTCTGCAAGGACGAATGATTCTTTTTTTCTTATTTTTTTTGTTTTTCATATATCCCACCAAATAAATTATATGTATATTTGCATTGTTCTACTTCTTTGCTCCATACAATTTATTTGGTGGGGCTTTTTTTATAATGCTAAGTCAGTTATCATATTCTCTTCCTTTTGGATAGTTCTTATTCCTTCATCCAATTTACAAAATAAATCCCAAACAAGAGCTGAATTAGCTCCATCTATCTTTTTTTGCTCCAATAAGGATACATAATAAGGATATAACACGCTATATAGGTTAAAACTCACACATGCCATTACATGTTTTGATTTACTTGTTTTTGGCAACTTCTTAATCAACTTTTGATAATCTTCGTTTACTAAATTAAACATAACATACATAAAAGGTCTTTCACGCTCTTTAATCGAATCCATACATTGCTTAGTCAATAAGCACAAGTACTTATAATCACGAACACTTAATTTAACTTTAATATTTTTCATTTCTTTTTAGATTTAATAACTGGCATCTCCTGAACAGTAAACACGCCTTCACGTCCATCCTTACGCAATGATGAAGAGCATATATTAGTGCTGCAAACCCCAGGAAACCTATCAAACCAGCAATGTCTGCAAGTATTTTTTGTAACCTTATTAACAGGCTTAAAAGTCGCTGTAATTCCACCATAAGTAACAGTGTTCTGGTCGTCTGATATAATTAGTTGTTCCATAATTCAGCATTAAGATAAGTTTCAGCATATTTTTTTCGAGTACCTGAAGGAATAGAGGCAAAATACTTTCCAATAAAATAGAACGCCTTTGTTCTTTCTTCAACAGGCATTTTATCCCATTTTGCCTGAGTCTTCTTCCTGGATGAGTTAAGCTTATCATCGTAGCGGTTCCAAAACATTTCAAAATCAATAATAAGCTTTTCAAACTTACTATCCGAATTAGGACCGTTAAAATGCTCCATCATGGCAGGAATACCCTGTTGCATCATACTAAGAACAAATTTTTGTTGACCAACTGTAACCGATGACTCAGTAAAGTTAGCCTGTAGGTTATTGCCATCCTTAGTAACAATAACCTTGCCCTCAAAGGCTTCTGATATTAATATATACTGTTCCATAACTATTTTATATCTTCTGTCATACCAAGAGAAACTGGACGCATTCCACCTTTCACACTATCTTTAATAAAGAAATAAATAGCAGTGGATGTTTCTTGAATATATGAAGCACTATCAATTATCTCTAATGCTTCAAGAATTATGTCGTTATTTTTTTCTAATGCCCATTTTCTTAAATCTAATAATAATTTCTCCTGAAGATTACCAGCAGCGTCAGTTCTAAGGAATGAAAGAACAAGTTCAACTATATCTTTGTTGGAGCTGTCATCTTCCTTAATGAGGCTTTGAACATAATCCTTAATCATATTAACACCAACAACAGAGTTCTCTGTGTAACGCTTAACTCTGTTTGTCTTCAGTTGTATTTTCTTGTCCTTATCTTTCGACATCAAAGTAATACTACTGCTGTTAATTCTGTTCGGATACATCTCGTTTCGTAAATCTATATACTCTTTGCATTTCTCATATACTCTTTCTTTTTGACTCTTTAAAATACCTTCAACATTCAATAGAACAGGAGTAATATCTCTTACAACTTCATCTTCTATTTCGTCCAAAGTCCTTAAATCCTCTTTTCTTTTTTCTTTTGCTAATCTCTTAGCTTCTTTTTCTTTTAACGACTTTAGTTGTTCAAAATCACTCTGACTGATAACGACAACTTTTTCTGCATTTTCTAAATTTTCTGTACTCATTTTTTATTCTTTTTAAATGGTTAGTTTTGTTAGGTCTTAGGCAAGGAATCGAACCTTGCTATTGGAAAATCAACAAACCAATTACCGTTCTAAGACTTAGCCTCTGGTCGACAGGCTTATAATTTCTCCTTTTCTTGTAATTTCATTTTTAACTCGTCAAATCTCCACTCAAACCCACCTGCATTTTTTTTGTCTCCATTGTGTGCTATTTATTTGTTTCTAAATCCTCATACCTAACCACCAACCCCAAACGACAAGCAAAATCTCGTTCAATTCTTGCTCCTGGGGAATCTGCCCAACCATCCAACATATATATCTCATCACAACAATTAAGAGAAATCAAACAACAAATCATTGCCTTGCCCCAACTAAGATTTCCACCAAATTCCTTAACAAATTCATCTGTCACATCAAATGGATTAACAACTTCATAACCTTTGTCTTCTAATTCCTTTTGAACTTTCTTAAATCTTTCTCGTGTGGCTTGCTCATCCAATCCTGTAATCTTACCACTTATATATATACTTTTCTTCATAAGGCAATTGATTTACCAAGTTCAACAATACTATTCTTATAAGAAGGAGCGAACATCCCACAGGTATAAGATATAACCACATCCTGTTTAAAGTCCTTAGAGTCCTTAAGCTCGTTAATCTCCTTAACAATCTCCAATCCTTTGCCCACTATATATATAGCAAGGCAATTAACAGGCTTTTTAGGATTAACCATTTCGGACTTAGTCCTTAATTGGAACTCCAAATTTTTTGGATGCCTTCCATAACTTATATAAGTCAAATAAACATCCTCTTTTATCTTGGCAGAGTAATTTTCCATTTCCTCCATAGCCAAATCAAAATCTCTATATACTACCATTTTCTAATTAGTTTTTAAAATGTTTTCCGTTAATTCTCTAACCTGAACCATAGCTTTCTTATAATGGTTAAAAGCGTTATAAACAGCTCTTAATTTCTCCATAGGAATATCATTAAAATTCCTACATTTACTTGCCCTGCAAGCAAGTGATTTAATTGATTCAGGATTTTCTGCATACCCCATTTCTCTAAGGTATGCCCCAATACTTGCCATTACTCTTTTGCGTAATCTATCAATCTCAGCCAATTGAGGATTCACCATTTTTTCAAGAGCAGTACAGGCTTCTAATAATTCCACAACTGTTAAGTCCTTAGAAGAAGTAGCGTTGAAATACGTATTCAACATACTTCTTTTGTCAAATTCGTCCATTCCGGCCTTAGTAAGCAAGGTGTGGAACCTTTTAATTAATTGTGCTTTTGTTGTTTTAATCGTTGTTGTCATGATGTATTAATTATTAATTGTTAAATTCATTTTCGTTTTCTTGCCAATATCTCGATGCCCCCTCTTCCCATATTGTTAATTGCCCTTTAGAACCTATATATCTCCCCTTTGAAAAGGCTTTAAAACCTTCAACCCATATCTTAAGTGTCGCATCATACATTACAGATTTTGCACTTCGTCCAGCAGGTTGTTTTCCATCGGCATGGGAAATAAAGATTATCAATTTATTATGGTGCTTTTCTTTAAATTGGATATATTGCTTATAACTAATCTGTGCATATTGGAAGCTGTCAATTATTATTATATTAGAACTCCTTTGTTTTTCCAACCTTTGATTAAGTTTTTCAAGCGACTCAGAAACAAGCAACATCTTATTCTTAACCTCACTCATTCCTACATCTTCAAAAGCCTTGCGAATAGTATGGGAAGAACCCTCTTCAAGTGAGTTGTAAAGCACCTTACCAAAACCAGTAAGATACTTAGCCAACTGCATAGTAAAGCGTGTTTTTCCGTTGCCACTATTTCCCCAAATAAACCAAACACCACAACGTTCAGGCTTAGAAAAAGCCTCTTCCCATTCATCCTTAAAGTCAAAGAGCTTATATTTTTTGTTAAGTATATCATTAATAGTAAATGCTCGTTCCATAGTGTCTATTTAGTCAATTGAGTCCCTTGAGTTAATTAATAGTTAAACCCGTTAATCTTCATAACCAATTCATAAGAAAGCGGCTCTCCCAATCTTTCAGCCTCACGTTTGGCAGGTTCCAAAACATCATGCAGCTCACCATAGTTCTCACAATTACCACGAAGCCACTTAATCAACTCTCTATCTTCAATGTCAGAAAGAAATTCATTATATCTCTTATCAATATTTGGAATATACTTAATACCGAATTTAATTCGCCTGTACAGTTGAGGAATGCCAGTCTTATTCTTATTCTTTAACCTGTCGTAGTTCCTAAGTATCTGCTCAGTTCCAACCATAACAATACCACAAACCCCGTTAAGCATATCATACATAGACTTAATGGCACATAAAGCCACATGACTCATATACTCAGCCTCGTCAAAAATAACCAGCGGCTTTAAGTTTCTATATTTCATCATCAATAAAGCATAAGAAACCTCCTTTAATTTTGCACTCCTTGACATTGTACCAAGTTTTAAACCAATAGCATCAGCCAACTTTTCAACGATATCACCAATATTGTCTAAGTTTCCAATAACAATTTTATAACAGGCAACTGGATTTTTCTTCATAAACAACTCTTCAATAGTAAAAGACTTCCCACAACCAGTTTCCCCGACGATAGTAATTGTTCTGCCGTCTTCCTTAGCTTCCTCCAATGCTGCCAAAATAGCCACCATCTGGGGAGTTTGCTTTATCTCCCAATACTTCTTATCAACCTCAATACCCAATAATCCAGCAATCTTTTTCCAGTACATATCCGAAATTGTACTTTTACCTACTTTGTCCTCGCCATTAACAATGGCAGAAATATAAGCAGCATTAATACCTAACTTCTTAGCCACTTCATTTTGTGACATTACAAAACTTTCAGATACTGATTGAGTGTAAGCAACTAAAGCTTCTCTAATCTTGTTTTTTTTTTCTACTTTCATTTTAATATGTTTTTAAATGATTATTATTCTTCAATTAAATAGCTGTTAACATCAACTTTTCCCTTCAGGTACTCTAAATGTTCCTCTTCTTGAGTTCTCATGCTCTCTTTTTCTTCCTTTTCAACCTGCTTAGCCAACAACCTTTGAGATTTGCCAAGACGTATGGCATTCCTATTGTCTTTATGCTGTCCGTGATTATCTGTTAATATTAATTTTTGAAGGGTATCATTTAGCTCAGGGGCTCTTTCCAACATCTCATCAATCACATTGGCATCTTCCACAAATACATCAAGAGCATTTTGCTTAATAGCCCTGTTAAATTCACGAGTAGCCGTAAGTTGCTTAGTGTCCTCTTCTGATCTATCTCTGAGTGCCATAGGTTGAATATGCTTTTCTTCAAGCATAAACCTTAAGGTCCCAGCAGGATTAACCGCCATAACCTTAGTCTTATCTGCTGGATCAAACATTATCTTCCAATCCACATGACCATTTTTTCTAAATGAAGGCTCAAAGCAGTCATAAACTCTTTTATCATTATCAATTTGTAAAACCAAACCTTCATGAGAAAGCCTGTTAGTTCTTCCAGTAGTTTCGCAAAGATTAAGGAAGTATTCTTGCTCACTTAATATCAATCTTTCTTCCTGAGGCAATTCTTGGTAAGCTGCTCTATATGCTTCAATCTTTTTATTTCGCTCTATTGCGATAAATCTTTCAATTTGTTTGATGACATCTTCCCTGGTTGGAATAGAATGTCTATTTTGATTAATCCATTGTGCATTAGGTTGTGATTCTTTCCTACTTGTAACCCCAAAGCCTGACCAGTTAGGCATAAGTTGACAGTATGTCTTATTCAAGTGTTTAAAGTAAGGTTCTACTGTCTTAGCCTTAGCGTTACCAATTTTAGCAGGAGTAAACTTACCAGATAAAGCTTCATAGAAAGGGGTTAAACCACCACGACCGTAATTATCGGTCTGTAACTGTCCAACTTTATGCATCACGCCAAACAATTCTTGAGTATGTTTAACAGCATTTCTGAAAGCCTCACGAATTAAACCACCACATTCTTGTTCTCCAATAGCATAACCCACAGGATATTTTCCACAAGCATCAAGCACAAAAACACAAGTCAACCTGTTATGATAAGTAGTTGTAGTTCTACCATTCTTATCAGTAGTAGTTTTTTGATATAAAAGCTCAACGTCCCAGCCGTCAGCACTCCAATAAACAAGTGGAAGCACAGGAGCCGACCTCTTTACCATCATGCTCTTAGTATTATCAAATGTAGAAGTGCCTTTTCTGAAGGCTATAGTGTCTAACTCAAACTTAGTCCTGTAGTTCCCAACAGTAGAAGGAGAGATACTTTCCCAGCCCATTTTTTCACCAAAGAAATTATATAAGTCAGCAATCTGTACATTATCAAAATTATTATGCTTTCTAAGCAATTCACGAATAGTAGCCTCTTGCTCAATATCCACAACCTTAGCACTATTCTTATTAAGAAACTTGCCACTAATCAAACACTCAAATCCTTTATCCTGGTACTCCTTAACTTTTAATCTCAAACGACGTTCATTCTTAGGCAAATCATGTCCCAATTCGAATGTCAAATCACTGCAAGTACTACATATATTCGACCATAAGTTCTTATTATTTCCTCCCAAAGCCTTAATAAAAGCCTTAGAATTATTAGTAGTCCTAATCAAAGCGTCCAACACTTCAGCATTACGAGAGTATTTTTCTTGAATATCAAAAGGGAGAAAACGTCCATCAGCCAAAACATAATGAGCAAAGAACTCTCTTGCCTTATAATTAGTCTCAACGGCTTGTCTGAATAATTCCTTACAAAGGTTAATCTTACCATGTATCTCATCAACAGTCTTGCGAATTTCAAAAGGCAAAGAATTATAATCAATCTGAGCCTCACGACCATTCCCACCAGTTGCAACTCTCTTGAACTTTCCTCTTCTTACATTATTATTATACACATTTAAAGAGACTATTCCTGAGCCAACCAGCTCGGAATAACTAACACAGGTAATATTATTAATAACTTTAGGCATTTTTTAATTGTTTTTATTTGTTCCTGGCGAGGACTCGAACCTCGAAGTTGCAGTGAGAGTGAAAAAGCAGCGTATTCTACTTTTTTACAACTTATAACCATTATCCAGAAATCTTTACTTACCTTTGTGTCTGCAAACCCCTAAATAGTAAGTATTATGAAACAGTGGCAATCTAATTTTTTAGTTTTTTATCATGACACAGTTGTAAAAGACTTTTATCAAGC